CTAATGAGTTCTGGGTACAAACAGAATTAAAAGGAAATCGTACAGACTATGATTTCTTAATTATTACATATAAAGATAATGAAGCACTTGATATATCAATCGTAAATGCACTTGAACAAAGAAAGAATAGAACTGGGTGGTGGCAGGTGTATGGTCTTGGACAACTTGGAGAAATTGAAGGTAAGATTTATCGGGATTGGTTAATCATAGATTCTATTCCACATGAAGCTGTATTAGAAAGATATGGTATTGACTTTGGGTATACAAATGACCCCACATCTATTGTTGCTGTTTATAGATATAATGGAGGTTATATTTTAGATGAGGTTTGTTTTCAAAAAGGATTATCCAATAAACAAATCGCAGATATAATTACAAACCAATCAACACAGGCACTATGTATAGCTGACTCTGCTGAACCTAAGTCTATTGATGAACTTACTGTTTATGGTATATCTGTTTTAGGGGCAGAGAAGGGTAGGGATAGTATTTCTAATGGTATTCAAATTGTTCAGAGTCAGCGTATTTCTGTTACAAAAAGAAGTGTAAATATTATAAATGAATATCGTAACTATTTATGGATGACAGATAAAAATAACAAAGTTATTAATATCCCAGAGGGTGGCTACGACCATACAATGGATGCAATACGTTATGCTATAACATCTATTATGAAATTAAGTGGAATGGGAGATGTAATAAGAAAACAAACAGAAAGATTTACACGCAACAGGGAAATTAGAGCAAATGAGTCAAATAAATAAAAACTTGACAAATAATCATAATTATGATATAATGTATGTATTAATTATAACTAAAGGTGGGTAAAAAATTATGGCATCAATAGATGGTAAATTATCAAAAAATATAACAGAGAGTTCTCTTATTAAACTTGGTTCAGGTAATGTTCGTGGTATAGTTGTAAACTCACATAGTTCTGGTACAGTTAAAATACTAGATGGTTTATCAAATGGAGCTGTAGCAACGACAACACTTACAAGTGCGGGGGCTATGGTTCCAGCAGATTATGCAACAAGTACACTTACAAGTGATGCTACAAATGTAGCAGCTGGAGAAACAGTAACAATTAATACAACTGTTTACACATTCAGAGCATCATTAACGGGTGCTTATGATGTTTTAATAGGGGCAGATGCAGCAGGTTCACTGTCTAATCTTAAAGATGCTATTAATGCAACCCAAGCAGGTTATGGAGTAACGTATGGTGCTGGAACAATAGCACATCCAACAGTTGTAGCGTTTACACTTACAGCAACAACACTTAAAGTATGGGCAAGAACACTGGGGACAACTCCAAATACTTATCCAACTACAGAAACATCAACTCATCTCTCATGGGCAGACACAACACTTGGTGGTGGTACAGGAGTTTCAGATCCAGGTGTAACAGCAGCAGGGGCAACATTCACTCTTGATACAGTTACATACACAGCAGTTTTGCGTTTAGCAGAAAACATAGGAATGACATCAGTTCCAAACCAAGTTCTTTGGGTTACATCTGAAGCAGTATTCCTAGATAATATAAAATCAGCAGTTAATGGTGCTGGTTTAGCTGGTACAGATTATTCATCTGCCACAGAACCTCACCCAACTGTTATAGCAACAACAAATGGTGCAACAACACAAGTATTTAATTCTCGTTATTCAGGTACAGCAAGTAACTCTATAGCTACAACAGAAACTATGGCTAACTACTCGTTTACTTCAACAGTAATGGCTTCTGGTACAGGTTCAACATCAAGAATATTATTTAATACATTAACACTTTCTGCTATTGCAACAACTGGTGAAAGATTTATAGACCTTGGAAATGCTAGTTTCACAACAGGTTTACTTGTTGTAATTGGTGGGACAAGTGCAGATTTAACAGTTCTGTATAACTAATAAAAATAATTCGGTGGAATTAATAGATGGATTACGATAAAACATTAGGAGAGCTTGTTAGAAAAAATGAAACTGACTACATAACAGGGAATACAACAATTTCTAAATATGTAAACTTTTCACTTTCAGACAATATCAATAAGATAGATGCTTATTTAAACAGTAAGCATATTTCTGGTGACGAAGATTCAATGGGTAGAGAAAAACCTTTCTTTAATATTGTTACTGGTACTGTAAATATTTGGTATCGTGCTACTGATATTGATAGAAAGAATATAAAAATAAAACCAACTAAACGTTCAGATACATTTGAAGCGTTTGTTGCTGGATTACATTTACAAGATTGGATGCGAAGAGAAAGATTTGGTGCTTTCTTAAATGATTGGGGAAGAAGTCTAGCACGTTATGGTTCATCTGTTGTTAAATTTGTTGAAACAGGAGATAAACTTCATTGTATGGTTGTACCTTGGAATAGATTAATTGTAGACCAAGTAGATTTTAATAATGATGTTGTAATAGAAGTATTAGAATTATCTGCATCTGACCTTAGAAATAGAAAGGGTTATAATAAAGAAATAGTTGATAAACTTATTGAGTCAACTGTTGCACGTGAAACACTAGATAAACAAAAGAAAGACACTAAAAATAGTTTTATTAAGTTATATGAAGTACACGGAGAACTTCCATTATCTTATTTAACAGGTAGAGATAGTGATGATGATACTTATGTTCAACAAATGCATGTCATATCATTTATAGCAGGAAAAGAAAAGGGAGAATTTGATGATTTCTGTTTATATAAAGGCAAGGAAGCAAAAAATCCTTACATGATTACACATCTTATTAAAGAAGATGGAAGAACACAGTCAATAGGAGCGGTTGAGAATCTATTTGAAACTCAATGGATGCTTAACCACACAAAGAAACAGATTAAAGACCAATTAGACCTAGCAAGTAAGTTAATATTCCAGACATCAGACGGAAACTTCGTTGGACAGAACGCACTTAATAGTATTGAAACAGGAGACATTCTCATCCATGGTGTTAATCAACCTCTTACACAGATTGCAAACAATTCTCATGATATAACATCATTACAGAACTATGGACAAGAATGGAAAGCATTAGGTGCAGAAATAAGTGGTATATCAGAAGCTATGTTGGGTGTTCAAAAGTCAGGAACAGCATGGAGACAGACAGAAGCATTATTAAATGAATCTCATTCGTTGTTTGAGATGATGGTAGAAAATAAGGGAAATCATATTGATGATATGTTAAGAACTTATGTTATTCCATTCATTAAAAAACAAATGGATAACACAAAAGAACTTGTAGCAACATTGTCAAGTTATGAATTACAAAAGATAGATATACCATTTATTAGAAATACTGCAATTAAAAGTGTTAGAGCAAAGATTAAAGATGCTCTATTGAATAACAAACCATTACCAGACACAAATCTACTAAGAGAACAAGAAGCAATAAAGATTGGTTTATCAGAACAAGGAAATACTAGAACGTTTGCTCCATCAGATTTAAAAGATAAGACATGGAAAGAAGCATTAAAAGATTTAGAATGGGAATTAGAAATAGATGTTACAGGAGAACAGAAAGATGTACAAGCAGTAATGGCAACTCTAACAACAGTATTTGCAAATATACAATCAAGACAAGGTAGACCAATGAGTCCTGAAGAGAAATTTGTATTCAACAAGATATTAGAGGAAACAGGTGCAGTATCATCAATGGAACTTGCATCTATCCCTAAGGATGAAACACAACCATTTAATCCAGTAGCCCCTTCGGTGGGTGGTTCGACTACTGGAATGGAAAATTTAGCAAATAAAGAAGAAAAAATAATATGAGTGAATCAAAAGGACAAGAAATGAGAATAACAGATGCAGATTTATCAATGTTGAAAAATACATTTGCTGATAATGATGAACTGTTAAAATTACTAAGAAAGATATTTCTACCAGAAATTACAGCATCTGCTCCAATCGGACAGAATCTTGATTTATGGATGACATTGAAACTTGAAGATATGAGTCCTGAACAAGCTATGGTTAAGATACTTGCTAGAAATACAGTTATCTCACACATAGAAAGTTGTTTGGGTCAAATAAAAATACTAGCTGGTCAAAAGACCGAAACGGTGGAGCAAACAAAAGCTAACTTGAAAAAGAATAGCAATAAATAGTTTAATAAATAATATGGACTTGTTTGATGTCCTTAAACTCATCCTAATTATATGGAAGAAGAAAACCTAAATGATGGTGCTGGCATCTCAACACAGCAAGAGGAAGAAGTCCTTGAAACTTCAAATGATGAAAGTAATGATGAGCAAGATAATTCTAATGAGTTAGCTGAGAAATTAGCTAAAGCAGAAGAATTAGCAAATAATTACAAGATTCGTGCAGAGAAAGCAGAGAAGTTGGCAAAGTCTGTAAAGACAGAACCAACAACAAAGCAAACTCCTAATACTGCGGGAGATATTACCACTAAAGATTTATATGCTTTAATGGAAGCTAAGGTTGCAGAAGAAGATATTGATGAGGTTGCAAGATATGCAAAGTTTCAGAATATATCAATCTCTGAAGCCTTAAAATCCAATGTAGTAAAAACAATCCTTAGTGATAAGAATGAACAGAGAGTTACTGCTTCGGCAGCAAACATAGGTTCAATGAAACGAGGAACAAACAAGACCCCAGATGAAGTTCTACTAAGTAAAGCAAATAAAGGTGAGTTACCTGAGAATGATGCAGACCTAGAAAGACTTATTAAACTGAGGAAAGGAATTAAATAATTAATCGGTGGATTATTAAATAATTTTATAAATAAATAAAATGAATACATTATCCACAAAAACATACCGCGACAAGTACCGAATGGCAACACTCGAGAACGCTTTGCGTGTTGGTCTAGTTGCAGAAGCTATCTGTGAGGTTGACCGTTCAGATAGTAAAACTATCCAATCACCTTACATGACTGCTCCTACAACTGTAGTTCAGGCATTAGCAGGTACATATACACCAGCAGCTTACACAATCACAGATGATACTTTGACTGTTGCTTATGAGTTTATCGTATCAGAACACATCTTTGATTTTGAAAGTTCACTTTCAAAATTTGATTTGTTCGCATCACGTACAGACGACATGACTTACTCAGTTATGGCAGCTGTTGACCAATATGTTCTACAGGCAGTTCTTTCAGCAGGAACAGGAACATACACAACACCAGCAGGTGGTTTCACAACAGCAGCAAACATCAACGTAATCATGTCTAACCTTTTGAGTAAGGTTGCAGGTTACTCTGATTTCTACAAGGGTACATACCTAGTTATCGAAAACACAGATGTTCCAGGATTCATTCAAGCACAAGCAACAAATGGTTTCTCATTTGCTGATATGGCTCTTAAGAATGGATTTATGACAAATTACATGGGTGTTGACATCTATGTAGTACGCACAGGTACATTCACAAACACAGACATTGGTGATATTACAGAAAACCTTTCTGGGCACCGCCTATTCGGTGTTAAGAAAACAGCTACTTATGCATCTCCACGTGGAATCCAAATTGATGAAAAGTCAGTTTCAGGAAAGACTGGTAAAGAAGTTGTAGTATATGGTTACATTGGTGCTAAAGTTTGGGCTCCAAAAGCAGCTTTGACAATCGACATAACTATTGCTTAGTCAGCATTAAGTTAATCTCCTTATTTGGGGGATAGAGATTCTAGGTTTTTTCCACCGATTGACCTGGAGTTTCTACCCCCTGAATAAGAATTAATAACAATAACTAAACAAATATATGTCAGTAACAAATATAAGTCCAAGTTTAGATGGTTTTCAATTAAAACCATTCGTAGTTATACCAGATGATGCTACACCAGCAGTTGTTGGACAGAACGCAATTCCTCCAATGGCTCGTAGTGTAGTAGTTTCAGCAGTAACAAATGATGCTAATGACTGGATAATCCTTCCATCTTTAGCAGATGTTCCTATTGGACATGAGATTACAATTCTATGTAATGCAGGTACTAACTTTGAATTACGTACACCAGCATCTTCAGCAGAGGAAATAAACTCTGAAGATTGTGATGGTACAAAAGAATACCTATGCACAGATACTCAGGTTCTAAAGGTAGTAAAAATTAGTAACACTATTGGTTGGATGGCTCACGCATATTCAGCTATTGGTGCAGTGGTAACAGCAGTTGTTCCAGACTAGTTCTCTTATTCTGACCCTAATGGGGGTCAGGAGTAAGTGAATTATAAACTTAAATAATATAAAATGTTATTCAACGATACAACAACAAAAAATGGAGCAATACAATTCTGTGAAGATTGGCTTTTTAGTGGGGATTATGGAGCTATTTCAGGAAATTCTACACTATTATTAAAATTTACAAATGGTATAAATAGGGGTTTAGATAAAACTAAAGCTCTTATTTATCAAGCAGATGCTAGGTGGCAAGATGATGACCCAAACTTCACTGATGTAAATGATGCAACAACAGACCTATCTAATGGTGTTCAAGAGTATGAACTAGACCCAGACCAACTAATAATTGATGGTGTAGAGGTTATGCTTGCTTATGGTAATTATAAAACACTTAAACTTATTGACCATGCTCAAATAAGAGAGAGTGGTATAGCGTTAAGTGAATATAAAGCAACACCAGGTATTCCAGAAGAATATGATGTTGAGGGTGATGTACTTACGCTCTATCCAGCTCCAGCAACAGGTAGTGTAACCATGTCAAATGGATTAAAACTTCTATCAAAGAGACCATCTTCTTACTTTGTTTCTACTGATACAATAAAAGAAATGGGTATACCAAGAACATTTCATGATGTACCTTGTCTATTTGCTTGTAGTGAATATGCTTCAATGAATAGTATGGAACAAAAAATGGTAGATATAGAGAATGAATTAACAAAACGTAAATTACAATTAACAAAACACTTCTCTCTCAGAAATAAAGATGAGAAACGAAGATTATCAATTAATCAAGAGTCAAATAAATAATATGGATTTAAAAGAAAATTTGGGAATAAAGGGGACATACGAATTAACAATAACTGATGTCAATGGAAACATCAGAGATAGTTGGAAGGTAGATAACATAGTTGTAAACGCAGGATTTGCACAGTTAGCACTACTTGCTGGAGATGCTTCAGCAACTCCATTCACATATCTTGAAGTTGGAACTTCAAGCACAGCAGTAGCGGCTTCTCAAACAGCACTACAAGCTGCTATTACAGATAGTGGTTTAGCAAGAGCTGCTGCAACAGTATCAAGAGTTACTACAACTCAAACAAATGACACACTACAACTTACGTATGCGTGGACTGCATCAGGAACAAAGGCAATTGAAGAAATAGGTGTATTTAACGCAGCTTCAGCTGGAACAATGCTATCAAGAGCTTTAACCCTAACAAAAACGGTAACAAGTGGTGAAACATTGACTGCGACATATAAGATAAAATTTGCATAAAATGTCTTACACAGTAACAACAGCTAATACAACATTCTCATCAACAAATTCATTGGTAATAACAAAACCAACAGGACTTGCTGTTAATGACTTAATTTTAGCAGTTGTTACAGATGATGGTTCAACAATAACACCACCATCTGGTTTTGCATTATACGCTTCAAATACATCTGTATTTGTTTATTACAAGGTTGCAGACGCTAATGATGTAGCAGCAACTAATTTTACTTTTGGGTTCAGCACAACAATAACAAGAATGGGTGGAATGATGAGGATTTATGGACATCAATTTACAAGTCCATTATCTGCATACACAACATCAACCGCAGATAATACATTTAGTCCAACCTTGGGTTCAACAATAACACCAACTTACACAGATTCTCTTTTGATTATATTTGCTCATGCGTATAGTGGTACTACAACAACCATGTCATCATTTTCAAATGTTACAACACCACCAACATATACAATAGGTTGGAATGTTGTAGATGGAGCATCTCAATTATCCGCTATGGGTTATGGTATGAGAAACGCAGCAACAGCAACTGGTAACTTTACTGGTTCGGGTGGTAATGGTAGCTCAGATTGGAGGGGTATTTGTGTGTGTGTTAATCCATACACAATTACAATAGCAGATACAGCAACAATAACAGATTCTAAACTAGTAGATATTACTTCCTTGGAAACAGATATTGTTACAACAACAGAAAGTTATCTTTATAGTATTGGAAGGATATGGCGTAGAGCTGCTAAACCGATTACCACTTGGATATTTGGAAGTAAGAATTAATATGACACCACAAGAAAAACAACAATTTGAAGAAATGAAAGCTAGACTTGAAGCAATCGAGAAAGGATTAAATCTTGATGCTACTACTTCATTTATAAATAGTCTTATCAAACGTGCTCCATCAGTAACAGACTCAACTGTCAGCAATAGTATCGGAGTAGGTGGTGGTTCAACTTTCGATTTTCCTGACCAATGGATTGAGATTACTTATCGTGGAACTCTATATCGATTACCAGCTTATGTATTAACTAGATTCTAATATGTCTATAACAATCCCAAACGAAACAAAAATAATCAAGCAATCTAATGGTAGTGATTTACTTGGTTCTATACATCAAAGTTTTAATTTAGACCTAACATCAAATACTGGAGCATTTCGAGCTAGTAGGTCACTACTTGTAAAAAGCTCAGCAACTAAAACACTAGTGGCAGATTTCGGATATAACAAGCAAGGAGTATGTGGTATTGCTCAATATAATGGCTTAATCTATATCCTCTCAGGTAGTTATGTATGGGTAGGTGGTAATTCTCCATTTGATACTTATGCAAAAGATGGAACTGCTAGCACCCCAACAGACTGTCAAGCAAATCGTTCTGATGTAACAACTTGGAACAATGCTTTGTATGTCGGCACACTTACAACTGTAAAGAAATTTAATGGTTCAGCATGGTCTAGTATTGCAACTGGATTAGCAGATAGCCCTAGAATCCTAACATACTTGGGTGATAGATTATACTTTGTATACGACCATTATAAGATTAAAAGTGTAGATACATCTGATTCTGTTTCAACCACAACAGGAACAATAAACGCAAATCTTCCTGGTTATTCAATCTCATTCCTAGAAGCATCAAATGATAACGTATGGATAGGATTTACTGACACTATCGGAACAGGAAAGGGGAAGACGTATATTTATCGATGGGATGGAGAAACACAAGACCAACCAACTAACGTTTATGTGATAAACGCTCGTGGAATACTATCAGGATGTATTAAAGACGGAGTACCTTATGTAGTAGACACTAATGGTAGACTGCTCGCATTTAATGGCTCTAGCTTCCAAGAAATTGACCGATTCCCACTAGATAGCGAGGAGATATGGTACAACGCAGGGCGTAACTATAACGACAGAGCAATCCATCCAAAAGGCATGGTTTATGACTCTGTAAACGATGAAATCTTAATCAATGTCAGCTCTATGTCAGATGCTAGTGTTGCTGATACTCCAGTATTCATGGATATGCCATCAGGAGTCTGGGCTTGGAATAAAGATAATGGACTATACCATAAATATGCCAATTCTTTCACAACTCCAACATCAGGTGTACTAGACTACGGACAATACAAATGCTTTGAACCTTCTCCTATGGCAATTATATATACAGAAGACCCAACTGGCTCAGATGGTGGGCGTATTCTCTGGGGTGCAGGATTCTATAAAGGTTCTACTTATGATGAAGATGATGACCTATATCTTGGACTCCTTACTAATGATACAAATGACAATATACAAAAATTCGGACACTTCACAACTCCTAAACTTTTCGGAGATATAGCAGATGTATGGCAGAAAGTTTACGGAATATATAAAAAACTCCTATCAAGCACGGATAAGATAATTGTAAAATACCGAACCGAAGAAGATACTCCAACTCCATCAGTTATTACATTTACTGATATTGATAGATTTACTACAGCGACAGATATATCAGCATATGGTGTAGGGGATGAGGTGCAAGTACTACAGGGCTATGGTGCAGGGCAATCAGCACACATCAGAGAGATAAGTGGCAGTACATATATCCTAGATGATAATTTCCCGACAGGTGTAATCGGACTATCAACCAGAGCCGAACTTTCACATTGGATAAAGGCAGGGGAAATGACTTATGACGAAAGTAAACAATGGAAAGCCCTTACACTTGCAAAGAAAAATCAATCACCATTTATCCAATTAAAAGTTTGTCTGAAGTTCACTGGAAAAAATGAGTTATATAAATTAAAAATTATTA